TGAAACTCAATAGCTCAAGAGTTCCATCGCCTATAGACTTACCATTTACATCTAACATTCCCCCTAGCTGTGGGGAGGTGTCGTCTACTAGGTCATTTACATTCTGAAGTAGATTAGCAACTGTAATCTTTTTAGTAGCCCCTAAACTATCATCAACAATGACTAGCTCATCAGCATCCGCTGGAGATGTGAGTGCTGTTAGTTCTGAAATCTTAGTGGTTGCCATTGTTTACTCCGTAATTAAATAGTTTGGTGCTGCATGGGTTGATTGTTCCAATATCAAACCATTGCCCACTTCTGTAGTTATCTCTTCTAAGGTACTATATCCAGTACCATAGTCTCTAGTCCATTGTCTTCTATTAGCGAGGACAGTCAAGAGCTTCTTCTTCTTCCAATGAATCTTAGGGAAAGGTCTAGCAGGAGATACTCTTTTACCTTTGTAAACTGGGGGTCTGCCTCTACGCATTAGAGTCTATCCTTCATATACTTCCTACCAATTCTCTGTCTCTGCTTCAGATTAGCTAGTTCATCCTTTATACCATCAAAGAGTTCTCCAAATTCCACTCTTCGGGATTCTGGCTTAGCTTTCTTTAGCTTCCCTGTTGGGACTTCTAGTGATCTAGTACGCTTCTTGACCCTTTGGTCGGCAGGGGTGTTAAGCATACCTTTCTGAATTGGTACTGGTTGTGTATCAGGGGTGTCCCCCTTCTCATGAGACTTGGACTTGGGTTCTTTACCCTGCTCAACCTTTGGTGAAGGTGCATCCTTATCTACAGGATCAAGGTCATCTTCCCTAGTCATCTCATCAATCATATCCAGAAGCTCATCTACTTCTGAATCTTCAGTATCAGGAAAGTCTAATGCGTTCTCTTCAAGAAATGCTTGGATCTCTTCTGGAGTCGCTGTTGGATTCTCGGCTTTATAAGCCTGAGTGAGAAGTGCATTATAGAGGGCTAGTATCTTCCCCCTAATCTTTTCTAGGTCTAGTCCTAGAGTTGAATCATCCGCTATATTGGCTACTCGCATTTTCGTGCACCTTTGCCCACTTGTCATACGCATCCGGAAAACCAGGATCAGTTCCGTCTAATTGAATAGATGGTGCTGATACGATGAAGTGTGCCTCAGAATTACACGCCTTGCAAGTTATTGACTCCTTTCTCTTAGAGACAGAAACCATTGCTTCGGTTATGTGACCTTCAGGACATTGATAATTGTAAATTGGCATAGTAACACCCCCTCCGAAGAGGGGGCTATCCTACTTATGCAGCAGGTACTACGAATGCCACACCAGCATCATCACGGAGTTCTCCGATACCATAGATGCAGTCAGCAGTGAACAGATCACCCAAATACTCTTGCTTATACTGAGTCTGTGAGCGAACAGCCATCTGCTCTGCGAATGCCAATGCACTCTGATGAATCATCAGACCTACACGACAAGATACAGAGTCACCAGAAGTGATTGTTGGACAGTTGCTAGATACATATACATCAACACCGTAGATCATACCGATCTTACCAGTTTTGATTGCATCACCTGAACCAATGTACTGTTGCTCAGTGAAGCGGTTGATTCCAAGCAGATCATTAGCTGCAATAGGTGGAATAACCAATGCACGATTGTCCATAGGGACATCAGCATCATCTAGAGTTAGGATCATTGCACGAATACCAGCATCAGCGATGTCAGCAGCGTTAGAGGTTGCACCTGTGAAGGTTGCGCCTGTGCTACCAATTACTGCGGTCTCCCACAGTGCAGCAGCAGTACCACCAGCAGTACCACCCTGAAGTGTCTCTGCTGTCTCGAACAGGCTAGTATCAACCTGCTTGGCAAGAGCATATCCAGCGTCATCAGTGTAGAACTTACGCATAGAAGATAATGACTGTACTTCAGCAATATCCTCGATCAGCTTTGAATACTCATAGTGCTGATTGAGACTAATATCCTTTGAGGTATTAGTTGATGCAATCAGAGTTACCTGAGAGTTTGCACTCTTGGTAGATGCAGAACCACGAGCAGGAACAGGGATATGAATAGTATCGCCCTTCTTACCCTTGTGGTTGATTTTTGTTACGACATTGGCGAGAACAAGATTAGACTTGTACGCCCCCAGAACTTCGTCAGACCACAACTCGGGAATAAAATTATTCGCGACCGATGTGGTGACATGATCAGTACCCATACCCATATCTATATACTCCTATTACTTGACCCTTCCTTCTGCGTATGCCTGCATGATCTCTTCTGCAAGGTCATCGTAGTGGTTGGGGTCGGTTTGTTTCAAACGAATCAAATCAGCCCTACGGTAGATTTTCTTTCCTGCTGTGGATTCTCCTGAAGCCTTGGAAACACCTTTACCAGCCTTGAGACCTGCCTTTCGTTTAGTCTCTTTAGCCTCTTCAACCTCCTGTGTTTTGGAGATTAGCTGTCTTTCCTTCCAATTCGTCAGCAGTTCATTACCTGCATCGAAATCGTAATTCGCATTTGCTGTCTGAAACAGTCTAGTGCGAACCGGACTCTGTTGAATCCACTCCTGAAACTTGGAGTCTTGTACGACATCCATGAAATCAGGATGTGCTTGAGCAAACTTTTGTTTGTTAGCCTCTTGGCTTTGAACTCTAGCTTGTTCCTGCACTTGCTGAAGAGTTGGGTTCTTGTCGATTATCCTTTGCACCGCTGCTTCAGGGTCGTCAAAGAAGTCTGGTGCTTCTTCAGCCTCTACTTGCGTCTCGTTTTGTTTCTGTAAATCTCTTTTCAGAATTTCATCAGTGAGAGATCGTAATTCACCAACCTCATTCTGCTTTCTGCCTAACTCTGACTCTAAATTAGAGTACATTCCGGCAATCTCAGCAGCACTTTTGCCTCTGAACTTCTCTGGAATATCATCAGCTTTGTCCTCAACGGGAGCTTCTGATACTTCCTCCATGGTTATGTCCTCTGGGGACACCACTTCTTGATCTACGACAATACTTTCAGCATTCATAAGTCTTATTTCTCCGTCTTTCCGATTGTGGAGTTTTATTCAGATGGGCTTTCTTCAAAGTTCTCCATCGCTAGTTTAGTACTTTCTTCCATATTCACTAACATGTTGATAATACTCAACTGCCCTCGAATATAGAATAAGTCCTTTTCGTTGTCAATAGATAAAACCGAATCAATGCTGGCAGAGAAATTATTTAGTTCGTCAACCAAGTCTCTCCAACCGTCCTGCATGAACAGGTTCAGTCTATTTTCAAAGAATTCTTTATCATCCTGCATCTACAGCAGCCTGTCTTGCTTTAGCCATGTTCAATGCAATCTCTGAGTTCAGGTGTTCCATTTCTGGGACATTCCTTAGTGTTTCGCTTCTGAGGTTTGCGACCTTCGCTGCCTTCTCCTGTAGGTTGACTGCACGTTCTTGTAGTTCAAGTTGCGTCTTCGCCATTTCGACTTCGGGGATCTTGACCGGTGGGAGTTCTTTAGCTTGTGCGTCCACCATATACTTAGCAGTTTGAGCCTGAGTTTTCTGAACATCTGCTGCTCCCTGTTCGAGTTCGATCTGTGCTGCTTGCATCTGCATCTGCATCTGAGCCTGTTGTGCTTGCTGTTGCTCAGGCGAAGGTGTCATACCCTGCTGAATAGCTTGCATCATCTGATCTCGGTTCGTCAGGGATGAGTTCTCGAAGATACCCATCATCAGAATACCGAATGCAGGAGAGTCTTGCTGTACAAGAGAGAGCAATTGAATCAATTGAGTCTGCTCTAGCTCCTTAGCCATAATGCCCATAGTAGAGGATGGAACGAACTTGTAGTCCATTACTGGATACCTCTGAGGATCAAACTGCATCTTTCTCCAGACAGCCTTGTTAATCATAGGGATCAAGAAGGCATCTTGGAAGTTCATCAGGGTGCGCTTCTGTCGCTTGATACTTGCTGCTTGCAACATAGACATACCGCTTGCAGTGGCATTCCGGGGATTAGCTGAGTTACTTGTAGCTGTATCCATAGATCCAGTACCCATCTGAATCATGCGTTCTAGCTCTGCTGCCTCTTGGAAGGTAGTCTGACTCATCTGACCGAAGTTGATAGGGTTCAGCACGGTACGAGGATCACCATTGGTTAGAATAGTCTTGCCCGGACGAACCTCAAACTTACTGCCCCTTGGTAATCTGGTGGCATCGAGAGCCATCATTGGGTGTGTGGTTAATGCCAGACCATCAATTCTTGCTCTGAGTTCTGCATCGAGAGCCTTCTGAGGGTTATATCCCTTCTCAGTAACACCCCTACCCCAGAACTTGTTAGGCACTGTATCGTGCTGATAGGCAACAAAGGGACGATCCTTCATCATGAAGGGGTTTTCTACAGCCCTCAGAACAGTAGAGTCATTGGCAATAGTTACTACGCCCTCTACCAGATCATCGGATTCATAGTCGAATTCTGTGTCCTGAGTCTTTCTGAGGAACTTTTTAGGTACAAGTCCCCAATACTCAGTGATCTTTACCCTGTCATCAGCGTTTGGTGTTCTTGCTTCCTCATCGAAGCCAAAATCAGCCTCGTTGTAGCTACCAATGGGCTTATCCTCGTAAATACCATCTTCAATGCCTTGGACAACAAGGTATCTTGGCTTGATTACGATATGAGCTACACCTAGAGCTTCATTGATGGAGGTCGCAGTAGGGTCAATGACAAACTCCATAGGGGCTACAGGTTCTAGCTTTACCTGAACTACTGTATTCTCTACTACGCCTCTTACTGTTGTAAGCGTACCTTCTACGGGTTGTTCGGCAGGAGTAACCTCGGTTGTCTCCTCTGTGATTATCTTGCCAATTCCTGTTCCGTAGATAGCACCATTGAGAAGAATCTCGTTTATTGCTGTCTTAGCACCACCCCTCTCCAAGTCCTCTTTAAGCATATTGCGTACAAAAGCAATATCGGATGGATCTTGATCTGCAATGTCATCTCGGATATCAAACCATTGGTCGTTTCCGAATGTTGCTTCTGATAATTCTGCTACTGCTGCTTCAATTGCCTGTTGTAGTGCAGGGGCGACAAGTTTTGAGCGTTCTGAACTCCTAGTTTTGTCCTCCGTTGCCCAAATTCCTCTCCAGAGCCGATAATACTCATCCCACTTTAGCTCGTAATTCTGGTTTCGGTGCTGTTCCCACTGCTCAACTCTGCCGCTTACCCAGCCAGCTAGTGAGGATCGTGGATCGGAAAAAGCAAGTTCATCTCTCATAACAGATTCTCTCTTTTAGATCAATAACCTGTATATTCGTCTAAATATTCGTATTCGTCAAGGTCTATTGATTGAGCAAAGTCGGCAACAGATACCTGATCTATATAGGCAAGGGCATCCAAAAGGTCGTCATGGGTCTGATTTGAAGGAAAGTCCATCATCTGTGAGATAAAGTCGTGATTCCAGTCACCCTTGTTGAAGACTATCTTCCCATGCTCCATCCTCCCCTGTAACGCCCAAGTGATTCTCTCGGTCTTCTTCTTGCCACCATGAGTAACAGTAGTGACATTTATCCATCTGCCCTTACTTCTCATCTCATCCTCAAGGTAAGGCATGATTGCGTTCTTCAATGAGCCTTTCTCAATGCCTACAGTAGTTGCATTTACATCCAAAGATGCTTGCAAGATACGTGAGGCTGTCTCCTTGATGCTCCACCGTCCATGATAGATATCCCTGACATACCACTCATCACCCGAAACCTTCACTACCGCTATTGCAGTCTCGTCCAATTTCTTCTTAGAACCACCTACGTTCCTAGCTACTGCCTCGAATCCAGCAGGATCAACCGCCACAACATAACTCCCTTGTGTTGGCTCTTCTCCAAACCTAATCCAATCTTCCTCAAAGATTCCTCCAGAGAATGTTTGGAAACTTGCCTCGAATTCCTGTCTGAAGTTTTGGGTAGACATCGTTTGTTTGGCATGTTCGATCTCTCCGGGGTCAATTAGAGGGTTATCAGTAGAGTTAAAGCTGAATGCCTCCCAATCCTCGTTATCATGGGCATCCTGCCACAACTCATAGAAGTGATTTTTGCCAGCAGGAGTACCAATGAACATCGCATCTCCCTTCACATCAGCCAAAGTCGGTCTGAGAATCTGCTCCCAGACAAAAGGCTTCATAGAGGCATACTCGTCTAGCACCACAAATGAATATCCCACCCCTCGGAGGGTGTCAGGGCGGTCACTTCCCTTCAGAACGATCTTCCTACCGTTCACCAAAGTAATCGTTGAGGTGTTTTCAGTGGTATGAAGGATCACATCTTGCCCCAAATCCTTCAAATCAGCCCAAATTACGTCCTTAGCCTGCTGAAATGTAGGGGCGACATAGCAAACATCCTTACTTTTGGACTCTAGTGCCTTAATTATAAGCATCCAAGCAGCTAATCGGCTCTTTCCGAACCTTCGTCCTGCTGCAACTACCTTAAATCGGGCAGGAGAGTGAAAAATCTCCAGTTGAGCAGGGTGCAGCTTAACATTTAACTCACTCACTGCTTACCTTCTCGTATTTTGATAGCCATTCCTTGCTTTTTCGCAGATTCCTTCCTCGTATAGCACTTGCCACTCTTTCCCCACCTATATCCCATCTTACCGTTTGGCAATTTACACCTCTGAATTGGCATTACATACGCTCCCTAACTATCGTTATCCAAGCATGAAGAGGCATTTCTACCCTGAAGTCCTCATTCTCTAACTCAGAGATTACATCTTTTCCCCTTATCTCTGCAACCCATTGTTTTCTGTCCAATCTGTACAGCAAAGCTGGTTTGGCAAGAATAGAATCAGCTTGTTCCTCTGTCTGTCTCCACCAATCGTTCAAATACTTCTTCGCCCTCTTCACCTCTATACACCATCCCGGTACTCCCAATATATCAGCACCACCATGATGTGCCTGCTCCGCCCAATTCCTAGTAATCTCCAGATTCAACGTATCCCTCAAGATCCTAGCTATCTCCTGCTCACCAGCCCTACCCTTAGTCCTGCTGTTGATCATCCTCTAATGCCTCCGGCTGTACAGCATCTATGAAGTCCTGAGCCTTCGGAGATACCCCCTCCAAACTCTCCACGTTAATATTGATCGCATAGTCCGTCTTCGTAGTCTTTACATCTACCGACTTATGCTGAGGAACTATCCTATCCATCAACATCTTCAAACACGCTACATCTCCAGCTAACCCCAAACTGATAACCTTCTTTACAATCTGAGGACTTCTATCCTCAATCAAAGCCCTAGCTACATTCTTTACCTTCTTCCTAGGAGCTACCATCTTGTTCTTGCTCCCTACCTTTCTACCACTCTTCTTTACAGGTAAAGCTGGTTCGGCAGGTAAAATATCATCGCTCATTGATACCCTCCATCATCGTCCTAGCCATCTCCTTAGCTCCTAACCAACGCTCCTGAGTGGCTACCAACCCCTCCCAATCATCCTTGGGAATAATTACATTGCCATCACCTATAAAACCCTCTAAAAACCTAACAATATACATCGCATACTGAGGCACTTCATTCCAGTTGTATAAACTCGTAACTTCCATCTCCATACCCTCAGCAAATTCAACCCTAGAGATGCCTAATCTGTCCATCTTAGCCCAAAATTCATGCTTTTCCATCTATTTCTCCATATATTAGTAGGTTCTCAAGATACCCACTCGCAAGGATCTTATCAAACGCTTTCGTGAATTGCAAGGTATTAGGGTAAAATTCACTCTATCGGGGTGTGTGTCTAACATTTACATTCCCC